ATACGCACGGCAATATCAGGATCAACACCCTGGCGCTCGGCTTCACTGCGGATCAATGCCTCAAAGTCGCGTACCCGTTTACCCGCCGCATAGCCAGGAACCGCACCGCCGCCAGCCATGCGCACGACGGGTTCGCTGCGCTGAGTGAAGTCAAACATGCCGCCGCGTGAGAACGAGTCCTCTGCGCTATCCGCTACACCGCCTTCAGCGTAACCCGCAATCCCACCGTCCGCCATGCGCTCAATATTCGGCGTCCTTAGTTGGGTTAGTCCGCCACCAGCAGCGCCAATAATTTGTTGAGACTGAACCGGCTCTCCCATTGCCATGATGGCTTGGTCAGCTACGTTTGCTTGAGGCTGCGCCATCTGTGCCCGTGCTGCCATGCGCATCTTTTTACGCGCAGCATCTTCAGCGACCACCATCGGCAAGATGTACGGATCATTCTTGTACATCATGGCAACGCGCTGCAAAACCGGATCGGCCATCATGCGCAGTTGCTGAGTGAACTGATTGATGTTCGGAATCATGCTTAACGCCCCATGTTGTAGATGGCCAGATCAGCCAGACCGGCAGACTTTACTTCGCCACCTTCGGCAAACAACCCTAGACCCTTGGCCGCGATGCCAGCACCCGCAATTTGACCTATCGCAGAAGGCGGTTGCTGATACAGCGCCGAGCCAGTTTGCGTCAGGGGCACGCCACGGATGATGTCGGACATGAAGCCCAACTGCTTGTACGGGTAGTTCTGGAAATTGAGGAAGTCTTGGTACTGAGCGCCCAAGATGTTCTGCATCTGCTGCTGTTGTTGCTGACCGTACTGAGACTGCAACTGGTTGAGCGCAAGGTTCTGGCCAAATTGCGTCTGGCCTAGATTGCCGAGTTGTTGCGCACCCTGCATCGCAGTCTGCAGTCCCTGCAACCCCAGACCGGCGCCATACTGGCGTGACTGCTCGGCCAACTGCACTGCGGCTTGGCGCTGCGCCTGCTCTTGGTTGAACTGCTGCTGAGCCTGCTGATAAGCGGCTTGCAGGCCAGTGGCCTGGATACCGCCCAACTGGGTGGCGAGATTGCGCTGCGCTTCGGCATTCTCAATGGCCTGCCGAGCGCCACCAAACGCACCGGCACGGGCGTATTTCTGACCGCGAGCAGTAGCAGCGATGTCCGCTTGACGCTGAGCTTCCCGTTGTTGGAAGTCCACCACGCCCTGCATGTAGGGCGACATGTAACCGCCCATCACACCCTGTTCGGTAAACGACTGCGGGGTGTAGTACATCGGGCCATACGTGCCTGCCTGCAAAGCGCGAAGACCGGCAGTGCCTGCCAAGGCTGAAGCGTCGGCCAACTGAGGAGCCGCCTCCATCGCTTGCGCACCGGCAAACGCCTGCTGCTGCAGCGGGGTGAACTGAGCGAACCGCTCACCCATGTACTGTTGGTACGGGTTGTACTCAACATCGGTCAGCGCCTCGGCTTTACCAAGGAGCGCCTCTGCATAAGGTGCGACGACAGGGGCAAAGCCTGTCTGGTACTGCTGTACTTGGTACGGGGTGGGATCAGCCATGATGCGTCCTTATGCGGGAAGGTACTTCTCGGCGCGGGTGTTCTTGGCCACCTTGCCTTTGCCGGTTGTCTTAGCGCGGGCGCGCTGCACCCGGTCCATCATTGCGTAGAGTTTGCGTGCACCGGCTTCGGTAGACCCATTCCCTATTTCACTCACAATCCTCGCCGGGATCACAAACTCACCATCGGCCAGCCGCGCGGGTTGACGGTTGCCAATCGTGGCGGGGATGCTGTCAGAGACGCCGTCCCCTGGGCCGCGCAGCAAGCGCCCACCATCGGAGTAGCCGCCCAGGTTGTATTGCTGGACGTTGCCGCCACGTGCCGCAGCGGCAGATGCGATGTCCATCAACCCGCCTGCTTTGCCGCCACTGACTTTTTCCTCTGTGCCGCTGCTGCCGCCACCGGCAGGGGTTGCCGACCAGCCTTTGCGCCCTTCTTTCTGGCCAAAAGTTTCCCAGTGGTACCGGGCGTAGGCATCGGCGGTCATGCCGGTAGTGCCCTTGAGCCACTCTTGGTACACGTCGGGGTTGGCCTTGAAGTACGACTCGGTGTTGCCACCAACAGGGTTACCTGCCTGATCGCGGATGGGTGCGTTGGCCGTAGAGGGTGTGCGCGGAACAAAGGCTGGATTGAGCACGTACTTCTGCGTTTTGGGGTCAAACAAGAAGCGTTTGGCCTTGATGTTCTCAGGCGCACCGAGGACGGCCTCGGCGTACGGGCGCATCAACTCGCCAGTGGGCGTGAACGGCTTGACCGGGTACGCGCCGCGACCCATCAAATAGTCGTAGGCTTGGCTGCTGCCACCCGTCAGACCACTGAAGCGGAACTCGTTATAAGCAGCGCGGGCCTGCATCTCAGGGATGCCCCTGCCGCGAGCGAAGGCAACAACGTCACCGTACGGCGCGTTGGGGTTGCTCTTCAAGTAGCCTTGCAGAAGCGAGAAGGCTTCGTTTTGCGTGTAGGTGCGGTCAGTCGGCTTGATGTCCGTGATGACCGGCATCTTGGTAGCGCCACCACCCTGCTCGTACGCTGTGCGAACTTCGCCCATCGTGGGCGCGTTGGCGTAGTCAACCGCAGGCGCACCGGTTACGGCAGTGCCCGGGGCTACGCCGGGAACAGTGGGGAACAAGCTCGGTGGTGTGTAGGGCACTACCGGCTTGGTGCGCGTGATGTCGTTTGCGGCCATAAAGTCCGCTACGTTCTGCGCACTGAACGACTTGCCGTAGGTTTCGTTGGCTAGGTTGGCTATCTGTTGATCGGTCAGCCCTTGGGCGACACCACTGCGAACAACACCAAGCGCGGCGGCTTGGGGGTCAGGAAGGATGCTTTGCTGTGCAGCCAGTTGCGTTGCCGTTGGGGTGGCGCGTTGGGTCGGGTCCAGCGCGTTGGGGCCGGAGATAGGGGCAGAGGGTACGACTGGTGTAGGACGCGACAGTTGGTTGGCCGTCATGAAGTCGGCTACGTTTTGCGCGGTGAAAGACTTGCCGTACTGCTGGTTGACCATGTCAGCAATTTGCTGATCGTTCAAGCCCTGCGCAATACCTGAGCGCGCTGCGGCAAGCGCAGCAGCCTGGGGATCAGCAACGATACTCTGTTGGGCTTTCAGTTGGTCCGCAGTAGGCCCACCATCGGCCAGGGCCACGATGCCACCGGATGCGGCTCGCACCGGCTCTTGCGCGATGTACGTGCCGCCATAGGGGTCGTACGTGTAGCCACGGTACATGCCCCGGTTCTGGGTGAGCGAAGGCATCTGCACGTTGGTGGGTACCATCGCGTCGGCTATGACAGGACTCATAGCAAGTGCCGTAGCACGGCCAAGACCGGCAATACCACCTGCACCGCTGGCACCACCAAACGACGCCATCAGGTTTTGACGGCCTGCCTCCGTACCCAGATTAGAAACGCCCGCTGCAATTTTGTCGTAGGGCGTCATGGCTGCGGTTTTAGCAGCAACTTGTTCGGGAATAGCTGCCGCAGCTTCTTTCAGTGCTGCCTCGCTAACAGCGTCTTTAACTGCCGCCTGTCCAACAGCCTGCTGCACACCGGCTTCTCCAGCAGCCGACAGCCCCGCGCCTAGTGAAGCGCCGCCATACGCACCCAACCCGGCCAAGATACCTTCCTTGAGACTGCCTTTGGCCAAGCCGGTAACGCCACCAACCAAAATGCCCGTACCAACCGCACCGCTCAAGCCACCAAGCGCCGAACCAATAGCCGTACCAACACCGGGCAGGAACGCGTTAAGCGCCATACCGGCAATCATCGGCAAAATGCGCTTGAGGAAGCTGGCCTCCGGCAGACCCGTTTCCGGGTTGATGGTCAGCGAGCCACCATGCTTCAGCGCCAGAGCGTGCAGCCCCGCGACCTCTTCGGGGGCCATGTGCACCAGCATGGTGTCACCGTTGCGCCCTTTGGACGCCATGTGGTCGGCTAGTACGGCAAGGCTCATGTGCGCCCCTTGGAATTGGTTGGGTTCATTTTATTGGGTCAGGTCGTAGAAGGAAAGCGATCCGACCACGTCGCCCGTAGTTGCGCCAGATACGGTTCTAACGGCGATGGTGTAGATGTCACTGACTCCCGCAATGGATGCTCCCAATTGCAAGTCAAAGTTGTAGCCCGTGGCTGCGCTCGTGTTACCCACACCACCTGAACCCGTTGCCGTCACATAATCCGTTTGCACAATGGTGCCACCTGTAGTGGCCGTAGCCGCCACATCAAACTCCACGTTGGAGTCACTGGGCACTGCCGTCCATGATGCAGCCGTCAGGGTGGGGTTCTTGATCAGCGCCACTTCGTAGTTCTGATTGGTTGTCGGCAGAACCTGCACCCGGTTGGGCAGCACCACCGCGCCGAGTCGAGTAGACGCCAGACGAATGGAAACAACGGGCAAGAAAGTAGAGCCGATGGTGCCCAGGACTGTGGTGCGTCGCGCCACATGGTCGATGGAGGTCTGCTCAAACCCGCCCTCGGAGATAACCGAGCAGCAGATAGCCTTCATCGAAGCCGCCACCGCAGAGGTGGTGGACACAATCTCATAACGCACTGGCAGAATTGCCGTGGTCATGTAGACGTTGGTGATCTCGTTGGCGTTGTTGAACGTATGGCAGACGATGTACTGACCGTTGATGATGAAACCGCACCGGACTGAGCCGACGCCAAGCCACTCAAAGTCCATCCACAGAATCTGCGCCTTGGACGGGTCAAGCGTGTAACCAGAGTCCCCGGTGCCATCCAACTTGTCGCCGTTCCAGTCTGTCTGATTGACTGTCCGAACATTTGAGACAGAGCCTGTGACGTAAGAGCGCAGGACAAACGAGTACGTACCGTCCACACGTTGGAAGAACACACCGTTCTGGTCGTTATAGTACCCCACGCGCTGCGTGAGGTTCAGGCTCATGCTGCTATCCATCACGAAGGTGGCAAGCACCAACAGACCTTTCCCAGGCTGATACGGGAAAGAGCGATAGGACTGCCGCAGGACGGAGCCAACCCCGCCCGAAGTCACCTCCATCTTGACTGCCGCTTCGTTGGACAGGAAAGATGTTGTGCCCGTGCCGGTCGTGGAAACATCAAACTGGTTGTCTGCGGCGTAGCGGTTCTGGCTGTCGAAGAGCGTGTAGGGCTGACTGACCCGCAGCCGCCCAAAGGCATCCGTATTGGTGCCGCCGATGGAGATTGGGATGGGAGAGGTGGTTGCCACGATCTTGTTCAGCAGTGCGTTAAGCCGGTTGAAGTACAGGCGCAGGACGTTGTTAAGCTGCTCGTGATAACGCGACTCGTAGTCCCGAGGGGCCAGAGGCAGGTTGGGCGGCGCAGGTACGGTTGCATCTTCAATGAGGAACGTCATCGCCGTCCATCCGGTCTGATGTCAATACGCGGAGCGCCCAACTGCCAAGACGTGTTCAACTGGTTGGACTCAATCTCGAAAATCATCTGGCGCCCGCGCACGCGGGTGTAAATCTGCCCCGTGAACTCTTCGGTGATGTTGTACGTCGAGCCCTTGACCACGTTCTGACCAGCGTTGTCAATGCTGCCAGAGCCAGAGTTGTACAAGCCGTAGAGCGTCATCGTTACCGTTGGAGACGTCGCCGTTGAATTCTGGAAGGTCAAGTCAGGCAGCACGCGCCACACAAAACCAAAGTTGTGGCCGTCACCAATATCAAATTCGGACGACGAGATGTAGGCGTTGATTGCGGAGGCAGTACCGTTTGTGTTGTCATTCAAACCAGACTCGTGGTTCACAAGCGTGTTGCTGTAGGTGGCGGCTATGGGGAAGTCGCGCAGGCCGGAGTCAAGCCACGCCGTGCGTCCCAGCGTGCCGTAATACCAAATCTTTTCAAGGTAGTTGTAGACAACATACCTGTCGATGCTAGTGGAGTTAGCCGAGCAGTAGAACCACCAGACCTCATTGAAACCCTCATTGGTCCCGGCAAAGACTTGCTGCGACTGCGACTGATTGAAATTGCCAAACACGTATCGACGTAGATCGCAAGGAAGCGTCTGCACGCGGCCATCGTAGGCATAGAACTTGTCCACGCCCATCCAGTACACGACGCCAGAGGCAATTGCCACCGCGTTTTGCCCCACGATGGAGATGTTGTCCCCCAGAAGCTGAGCGCCCCAGAATATGGGTGCGTCCAAGTACTGGAGGGAGTAGAGGGAGGAATCCGTGAACACCACGATTTCCTGACGAGCTTGGATTGCCGTAACGATCTCTGAGCCGTGCGACAGCCGTAGACTGCCTGCTTGGTTGGTGGCCGATGGCGTCCAGTTGTAGGCGTCTTCCTGGTCTGACCAGCGGATCAGCATCGGGTCTTGGACTGAACTCCCGTAATCGTTGCAGCCAAAGGCAAACAGGAAGCGATTGATGTCGGAAATGAAGATGTAGTTTTGCACCGTCGGCACGTCAGACGCACCGACTGCCGTAGCCAGATTGAACCCCCTAACATTGAGGCCCGTCGTGGCGTCCCAGTAATAAATGCCGCCGTTGCGCGGACCAAAGACCAAGTCCTCACCCCAGTTGCCTTGACTCCAGACACGAAGTGCTGTGGTGGTTGTGCCGCCTACACCCCATGCGCCAGAACTCCAGCCGCCTGCGCCCCAGCCGCTAAACGGGATGGCGAACTCAGGGCCGGTATTGATCTGATACGCAGCAGAAACCGCCGCACCCCCCGTAGTTCCTGCCGGAATAGCCGAAGCCACGGTGATGGTGTACGCATTTGTAGTGGCGTTGGAAATCTGAAACTCGCCGTTGAGCAGCGAAGCGTAGGTTCCTGTGACCCCACTAAAAGTAACAAAGTCGCCAGTCAAAGCGCCGTTGGTAGGTGCGTTGACCGTGACGGTAGTTGTGCCGTTACCTGTGAAGGGGTCGGCTGGGAGAGTGGTGGTGACGCGTAGCGGCGTGATGTCAAAGTAACCGCCCCCGCGCTCAATGTAGAACTTCAGATTGGTGCCGACACTGACTAAGTTTTGATTGGCCAGGGTAACCCAGTTCCACAACGACCGGCACGTGCCGAGAAACAAGGACAACGAAATTGGCTCCCAGCCGCCGATGACTTCAGGGTTGCCCTGGCGGAAGCGAACCTTGTCGCACTCGTACCAGCCCCCTTCGGTCGTGTACCGCGTGTTCTCGCGGTTGACTCCGGGCTTGAACAGGATTTTCTGTAGGGGCATGGCTATCTCAGCAGTGCCGCCTCGGCTTCGCGTCTACGGGTTAACCCCCTAAGTACGCGCCCTGCGGCTTTGTTCCACTTGACGATTTCCTCGCACGCACCCGCCCAGTCCTGAGCGTCTACCCGCTTTTTCAGCGTGGAAATGCGGTAGTTTCCTAGCCCGCAGTTATACGCGAAACTGATGATGGCGGCAAGGCGTTTGGCGGGTTGTTTGATCAGTATTGGCGATAGTTTGATAACGCCAACGGCAAAGTGCAGCAGATGCTTGTCCAGTTCTGCCTGAGCAGTTTCCACCGTCCAGACGGTGCCGGGTTGAATGCCGGGGCCGGTGCAGCCCCACCCAATAGTCCAGGGATCACCGCCCGTGCCAGGGTCGGGATAAGCGGTGCAGTCACCGTTTGGAAGACGCTTGGCGTAGCCCTCAAAGGGCTTGATCAAAACATCGCCCGCCAGTTTGATGGCTTCCGTGGTCACTTCTGGTACTTCTCAATGCTTCTTCCAACGAACCAGAACGTCAGGCACATGTTGAGCATGGCGAAGTCATCTGCATCCCACACACGGGTCATCACCTCAGACCAATGCCCGCCAGTCTGGAACGCCATGTAGATTGCAGCCGCCTTGACCGTGGCGTACATGAAGAACAGCGCCCAGGTGATGCCGGGACGGACAAGGGCAGAAATTGCCGCCACAAACCATCCGGCTTCCTTGGCGGTCTGGGCCTGCTCCTTGAAGGCTTCCTTGATGGCATCGAGTTGGTTGACGCTGTAGTCAACGTACTTCTCTTCCATCTTGAACTGGCCACGCATCTTCTCCAGATCGGTCTGGAGCGTGAACATTGACAGTTCATGCTTGCGCTCGTTGCCCTTGTCCAAGAACTTCAGGACTTCAGGGGCAAGCCGGAACAAGCCACCAAAGATACTGCCAAGCAACCCACCGCTCAGGATTTCAAACATTACTTGTTCCCCTTCAAGAACTTCTCGCGCTCTTCAAGGAGTTTGACCTTGACCTGAAGATCGTTGATGTCCTTGTAGATTTGCTCTTTCATGATGGCCCTACGCTCTGCGCTGATCGGACTGTCCGTTGGGACACCTTCCTTGGTGATCAACGCAGGCATCTGCCCTTCAATCTTTGTCAGACGCTCAGAGAAGGATGCAACCTGCCCAAGCAGCCAAGCAAGCGCAGCCACCACGATGGGGATGACTGCTTTGAGTACGTCTGACCATGCCATATTAAACCTACGTTTTAAGCGGAGGGACTACCAGAATCAGCGGCCTGTTCCTTGGGCGGAGCAATGAATTGCGTGCCATCCCACGTCCAGCCAATACCGGCAGTACCTGTCAGGGGGACAATGATGAACCCCTGGGGAGGAGCCCAGTCAGACCCCGCTTCCAAGACGACCACATTCACAACGGTGTTCAATGGAGCCTGACTGGCGTCCTTACTGACAACAGCGTAGTTCATCTTATGTCCCATCAAAAACAGTAACTACTACTCGTCCTGCGCCGCCCGCGCCACTAAAGAGATAGGAAAGACTGCCTCCACCACCCCCGCCGGGAACGGAACCTGAAGTCGGAGTAGAGAAATATCCACCCGAGCCGCCTGCACCGCCATAAGAACTTGCACCGCCAGACCTGTTACTCCCGCTGATCCCTGAGTTTGCTCCACCGCCACCTCCACCACCCCACACTGAGGCTCCGCCAAAAAACGCACCGCCAACAGATTCGTCGTACGCACCGCCCCCGCCGCCACCTTTATAGTAACCTGCGTTTCCTGTGTTGTTGGAGCCACCTTCTCCTTCGCTACCCGCCCGTGGCTGACCTGCTAGGCCTCCAGAATTGCCACTGCTTGTAGATCCATTATTCCCGTTAGAGAGTTGCCCACCACCACCACCGCCGCCAACAGAAGTGGTTGTCGTACTCACACCACCACCGCCGCCCCCATAGGCATAGACTCGCGTACCAAAAGACGTTGTACCGCCTACGTTACCCTGACTATTAGTTGTAGGGTTTACAGCAGCGCCGCCACTTCCAATCGTGATTGTTTCCGTAGCGCCGAGTGAAGAAAGCGCAATCCAGGCGTAGTTGTAGCCACCACCACCACCGCCGCCAGCAGAGCCAATACCACCCGGGGTTAGGTATGCCCCTCCAGAGCCACCACCGCCCCAACACTCAACAAAGACTCGCGCGCCCGAGCCGTAACCTGATGGCTTGGTCCAAGTACCGCTGCTGTTGAACGTCTGTACGTTTGCTGCTTTGGCGCCGCCCGTGGGAGCCGCACTTGTCCAAGTAGTACCGTTGGACGTCAACACGTTGCCGCTAGTGCCGGGGGCTACCGCCTGCAAAGCCGAAGTCCCGTTGCCCAACAAGACATTATTGGCCGTCAGAGTGGTTGCACCTGTACCACCGTTGGAAACAGGAAGCGTGCCAGAAACCTGAGTCGTCAGACTGACGCCGGAGAGTGTGCCACCAAGGGTAAGTGAACCGGACGAGGTGATTGTGCCGGACAGGCTAATACCGTTAACCGTGCCGGTGCCGCCTACCGAAGTGACGGTACCTGCCCCAAGGTTGGTACGTGCAGTCGCCGCATCTGTTGCGCCCGTGCCGCCGTTGGCTACGGGCAACGTGCCGGAAACCTGAGTTGTCAGGCTGACACCAGACAATGTGCCGCCAAGAGTGAGGTTGCCAGAAGTCGTGACGGTACCAGACAACGTGATGCCGTTGACGGAGCCTGTTCCACCAACTGAGGTGACCGAGCCGCCTCCCGTACCCGCACCAATAGCCGCACGAAAGTCTGCGGCGTTCAGTGTACTGACCGTGTTGTCTGCGTTTATTCGGGTGAAGGTGATCGCGCTCGGATTAGCCAACGTAAAGAAGTTACCGCCAACCGTCGTCGCACCAAAGTTTGTACGCGCATCGGACGCCGTTGTTGCCCCACTACCCCCCGCAGCAATCGGTAACGTACCAGCGGTCAATGCCGAAGATGATGTTGAGTAAATAGCGTTGTTGGCAGCAGTGAAGGTTGTAAGGCCCGTGCCGCCGTTTGCCGTTGCCAAGACACCGCTGAGCTTGGACGCGTCATTTGTGGCAATCAGCGCGAAGTCTGAACCGTTCCAAGCAATCAGCGCAGCGCGGCTCGCCGCAACCGTGACCCCCGTCGTCGCCGAACCCTTGACCGTCACCGTCTGACTGGTCGAGGTGTTGTTTAAAACAAGATAGACCTTGCTTGCGCTTGGCACTGTGACCGTCAGCGCAGTGGCCGGGTTGCCCGTGCAGTTGATGATCTGATACTGGGCCGATCCCGTCGCGCCCGATCCTGCCTGAGACAGTGAAGTCCCGTTGGTGGTGGACAGCGTTACTGCCGTCTGGCTCCCGCTGATGGTCTGCGCCCCGGCAACTGCCGCATCAATGTACTTGGTGATGTAGTCATTGACCGTGTCGCCCCAGGTGCCGGACAGTTCGCCCGTAACCGGAAGGGCCAGACCAAGGAGAGAGGTGTAAGCGGTGGTCATTTGAATTCCTCAATGTCTTGCCAACCCGGCGATTGGGTATTGCTGATAACCGTCCAAGTTACGGTCTGGGTGTTGTTTATATTCTGCCAGTTGGCTGTTTGGGTGTCATCAATCGGATTCCAGAGATACCCGCCGAAGAACACGTCCGTGGCCGTGGCGGACTCGGACAGGGAAGCCTGGAAGACAGCCGTTGTGGATGTGATGTCCGTGACCGTTGTGAACTCCACCACCGGAGCGTTAAACGTGGAGGGAGCCACCACCGCCTCGTCCGTGACCGTCGCAGTCTCCAGAATTACAGGTGTAAACGTGGCAGTTGTACTGGCGCTGTCCGAGATGGAGGCCGTCTCAAGGACGTTGGTGCTGTAGATGGGTAAGGCCGAGAACTCATCCGTCCCGGTGGCAGACTCATCCACACTTGCCGGGAATGTGATGAACCCCACGTCGCTGTCCGTGGCCGTGGCGGTTTCTGCCAGGACCGGGTTGTAGGTGCTGCCCGGGGCGTTTACATCATCCGTGATCGTGGTCAACTCCGTGACCGTGACCGGGAAAACAACAAACCCTACATCGCTGTCCGTGGCCGTTGCAGATTCGGCGACATTGGCAGAGTAAAACGGCGTTGCGCTTGCAAGGTCTGATGCCGTGACGGCCTCAACGATCAGTGACCCAACGCTTGCCAGGGCATCTGCGGCGTCTGTAATCGAGGCAGACTCAGCCAGCAGCGCCTTGAAGTCGGCGAACGAAAGGGCGGCATCAGAAACCGAGGCAGTCTCCGAGACACTGGCCGGGAAAGCAATAAATCCCACCACCGCATCTGACGCCGAAGCCGACTCGTCCACATTGGACAGCAGGAGAATGCCCCCCACCACTGTGTCCGTGATGGTGGCAGTCTCAGAAACGGCGGTGTTATATGTGCTGCCCGGAGCGTTGATAGCGTCTGTGGCAGTGGCCGTTTCCGCGATGGTCACCGAATAGACCGTGCCGCCGCTTGCAGCAAAAATCCATCCCAAAGAGCCGTTGTTGACGGAGTTCGTACCGGCGTACCACGTATCGGTCAGGGAGTAGGCCCGCACGCCCGTGATCGTCAGGTAGTCCACGTTCGCCGTGCCACTGGTCAGGATCAGCGTGCCCGGTGAAGATGCCGAAGTGCCTTGAACCGTCAGCAACCGACCTGCTTCACCCGCGCCTGTCCACTGGCTGACCCGCTGAGTGTTCGTGCCAATAATGATGGTTGCAGCACCCGTTCCTTTGTAGGTGTTGGTGATGTCCTTAAAAGTGTTGCTGCCACTAATGGTCAGTGCACCCGCGCCGCCTTGGTTCAGCGTGATGTTGGTGAACACGCCGCTTGCGGCCAAAGACTTTGCAGACGCGCTTGTAAAACTGATGGTTCCTGTCCCAAGAATGGTTGTCGTTGATGAAACATTCATGGCGACTGAAGCAACTGAACTAGTCCAAGTGCCCGAACCAAAATTTATTGTTGGACTCCCGGAAAAATTGCACTGACCGGGAAGCGTTACATTAAAACCATTTGCGTCGAATGTGCCTGCGGCAACACCGAAACACGATGCCGTACTATTTGTAGATGTGAAAGCGTCTTGAAGTGTTACTGATCCGCCAGGAGTATTCACCACAACTTGATGCGAGAAACTCTTGCCTGCGCTCGTGATCGTTTGACTACCTCGTCCTGCAAAAGTAACCGTAAGCGTGCCTGACAGAGTTGTGCCAGTGCCGTTGATCCAGTTGCCGTAGATGTTTGGTGACGTCACACCCGTCGCCAAAGTCATCGTGTTGGCCGTCCGCGCCGACATATCAATCGTGCCGATGTTGTAGGCTCGGTCAATTGTTGTCGTTGTTCCGGTTCCGGGGCTTGTGGCCTCAAAAACAGCAGTATCTTGAGCAAGAGGGAAGTTGTTAACCGCAGGGGAGGCGCCCGAACTTGCGGCCCACCCCGTTGCAGACCAGTTGTTGCTACCGGCAAGGTTCCAATACACCGTCTTAGCCGCAGGGAATGTAATCCCGCTGTTGCCTTTGCAGTCACCCAACCGAGTACCCGATGCCGGAGCCGCCGCGCCTGCGATGGTGATGTCGCGGAAGTCAACGTCTGTAGCGGAGAACGCAGCACAGGTCAGCGTGCGAGTAGTACCAATGGTGTCTGACTGCACAAAGTGCCGCATCGTGGCATTGGTGCCTGCGGATAGCGTCAGCGTTCCAGTAACAGTTTGGTTGGCCGACAGGGAAATAACCTTCAGGCCGGCAGCGGTGATGCCCGTTACCGACAGGTTATTGAAACTGTTGGCTCCATTGAGTGTTATTGTTCCGGCCGACGTGGCAGTAAGCGAAAGATTGTAAAAAGTTTGATTATTCCCATCAAATGTAAAACTTGAAGATGAAAGA